TGTACTCGGGATAGGTGGGCATGCGGGCGCCCCTCCTCGTGCGGGATTGATGGCGGGCGTGTGGGGTCGCGGCGGCCGGCGCCCGCCAGGATCTCCGGCCGCCGCGACGATCAGGACCCGGAGTCAGGACCCGGAGTCAGGACCCGGAGGTCGAGAAGCCCATCTTCGAAAGCAGCGCGTACCAGCCCGGCCCGCCGAACAGCCACCGTTCGCTGCATCCGATCCCGGAATCGAAGTGGCTGGTCAGGGTGGCGCCGAACGTCAGGGCCTCATCGTCGCTGCTTTGCATGTTGAAGTCGCTGTAGTCCGTGACCTTCGCGCGGGGCAAGAACCGGGCGGCGTACAGCTCACCGTCGTCGGTCAGGTCCACGCCGAGCGCGAGGATCCGGTAGTAGCGGGCCGCCGGGCGGGCGGGCTTGTCTATCACGACCTCCCCGGATTCGGCGTCCGGGGTCACGTTGGTCAGGTCCGCGCCGGTGTGCAGACCCAGAGTGGCCTTCTTCAGCTCCTGGCAGGCGATCTCCAGGCTCGTGGTGTCCGCGGTGATGTCGGACCGAGTCGGCTCGACGCGTCCCCACGAGGTGATGTCGGAGGTGTCGACGTCCCGGGAGAACTGGGCGCCGTCGTCGGTGCACAAACCCAGGTCCTCGTACCCGTCGGGCAGCATCGCGAGGAGCTTGTCGGACGGGTCGGTCAGCGTGTCGATCGGGTCGGCGGACGTCGGCGCGATGAACACGGATCCGTCGAGGGTCTTGCGGATGAGCTCGGACTGCTTGTTTTGCAGGCCGTCATAGCTGACACCAGCCACGGGTGATCCCCTTCTGTGCGGGACTGGGCCCCGCGTGCGGGGCGGTGAGGCTGGCGGGCCTTTTGTGGATGCGCCTCAGCGGCGCAGAGAGATCCGGTAGGTGGCCTGCACCATCCGGAGGTCGTCCGTGTCGGCCGCGGGCATGACCTGCGGGCCGGACTCGGTGGAGGCGTGGTCCAGCACGCCGTGTACCGTCGCGCGGGGCCCGGCGAGCAGGAGCTGCCGCGCATCCTCGGCGAGTTGTTTCGCCGCGGTGCGGTCGGTCGTGTAGACCCGCACATCGACCCGGGCCGTGTCGGTGATCCGGTCATCGGTCCCGCCGATGCGCCGCACCTGCACGAACGGGAGGCGCTGCTGGAGGGCCGTGTCGGTCTCCGCGCCGATCCCGCCGATGCCGTCGAGCCCGGCGAGCACGTCGGTGACGACCCGTTCGGCGTCCGGCCAGGCGCCGAGCACGATGGCCACTACAGGCCCCCGTGTTCGATGATGTCCACGACCGTGCCGAGTACCCGGTGGTCGTCGACGACTTCGACCAGCAGGGCATGATCGGAGTCGTTGTACAGGTAGCCTGCGGCCCGGTCGTGGTGCGGGCCGCCCGCGGAGGTGGAAGACACGCGGAAGCTATTGGCGTACTCGCCGGTGCGGCGGAAGCCCTGCGCGATGGCCTCGGCGTACTGCCGACCTACCTGCGCTTTATGCTTCATCTCGCCTTCCATCGGTTTGCCGCGCATGACCTTCCCGAGGCCCTGAATGTCGGGCTTGTACTTCACGTGTCGTTTCGTCACGATTCAGCCTTCCACGTCACGCAGCTGCACTTCGTAGTGGTGCGGGCCGCGCGGAGTGTGGTGCAGTGCCGGCCGCCCGTGGATCGCGTATTCGACGCCTGCGAATCGCAGCCGATCGGTTGCGGTCACGCCCGCGTCAGGTGGCATGAAACAGCGGGCCGCCACGGTAACCGTGTCCCGCCCGCCGGTCTCCTCATCGGAGGAGACGGGTTGCCAGAAGCATCCCGACACGGCCACCTCGCCGTCACCGGTCTGGGTGTCGCCCCAGTCGTCCCGTCCCGTCGCGTGGATCAGGGTGACCGTGTGGGGGCCGATCATCGCCGCACCATGATCGTTCCCGCGTGGTGCCGGTAACGAGCGAGAGCCCGACGGTCCGCGGCGGACATCGACACGGCCAGGCCCGTACTCGCTCCCCCGTCCAGACGGTAGGAATACGAGCCGATGGTCTCTCCGGTGATGCCGCCCTGCATGGTCGGGGCAGTCAGGGTACGCAGTGCCATCGCCGCGACTACGGCGACCACGTCGGCGGGCACGGTCTCCTGACCGTAGGAGTAGGTCACTCGGAACGTGTCCGGCCACCCGTCCTCGGCAAGGTCCCACCAGTCGGCCGGCATGTTGATCACACACGCGTTCGTGCCGATTCGAAGCAGGTCGATACCGTCGAACCCCCAGTCGACCAGCGGCATGTCGTCCAGGCCGAAGGAGCCGACCGCCACCACCGCGGACACGTCGATCACCGGGGTTTGTGGGAGCCGCACTTCGCCGCCCGGGCCCCGCAGGGTGACGGTCACGTCATTGTGGCGGGAGAAGTCCCGGCCCGTGTAGGAGCGCACCAGGGCGGAAGCATCTGCCAGCAGGGCCTCGACACGGGCCAGCTCATCGGGGGTGAGGTTCCGGCCGAGCCGGGCTTCGAGGTCATCGGGCGTGGCAAGTGCGGACACGACGACTCCTTTCCCCCAGGGTTTCGATCGCCTCGACCCAACGGGCCAGGTCCGCAGCCGGGTCCAGCTCCACGGCGCGGGATTTCGCTTTTCGGGACGCGGCACGGAAGTGCCGCCCGTCGAGCAGGGCCCGCAGCTGGGCCTCCCATCCGTCGACGTCGGCGGCGAACAGGCCCGCCGCGCCGAGTGCCTCGCGTAGCCCGTCGGTAGGGCTGGCGATCACCGGAATGCCGGAGCACATGGCCTCCACACCGACGCGGCCCCACGACTCGTGGAGGCTCGGCATGAGGAGGATGCGGGTACGGGCGTACACCTCATCCCGCATCCGTGCTGCGGGCAGATGCGGGAGGATCGTCACGTTCGGCAGGTCACGGACGATCTGGGTGCCGTAGGCCCCCCGAACTGCGAGGAACTGCCGGTCGGGAAACCGCTCGGCCAACGCGTAGAAAACACCCGCGCCCTTGTCCCGGGACAGGTTGATCAGTGTGATCGCGTCGCCCGGTGTGGTCTCGTACTCGACCCGGTCGACGGGGGGACGCACGATGATCGACGGGCCTCCCTGCCCGCGGTAGCGCCGCGCCATGTGCTCGGAGTTGAACACCATCAGGTCGGCGCCGCGCCGCACATACCCGTCGGTGTGCAGGTCCGTGTTGTGGCAGACCTGCACCACCGGGAGGCGATGCATCCGGCCGAGGGCGACCGACCGGGGGGCGTTCTCCAGGTGCCCCACGATCACGTCCGCGTTCGGGAGAAACCGCAGCACGTCGCGTTTGTCGCGATGCGGATGCACCCGGACGTCGTCCAGCTCATATGGATCGCCACGGTCCCGCGACAGGACCACGTCGACCTGGTGGCCGCGGGCCGCGAGGGGCCGGAGCATGGTGTGCACCATGACTTCCGACCCCGCGCAGTGCCCCGGCGGATAGGCGGTGACCATCACCACGATGCGCATGACCACCGCCCTGCCGGTCAGCTGGAGGACTTCGGTGTCACGACCCCGAACGGGAACCGCGCGTCGGAGTCGGACTGGAGCGTGGTCACCGGGTTGGACGTGGCGTAGGCCAGCCGCATCGTGACGCGCAGCGCGACGGAGTCCTGCTGCATGAGGTTCAGAATGACCTTGCCGGAACCGTCGGAGATGACGCCCTCGGTGAAGGTCTTCCAGGTGATGTCCTGCCGCATGCCGATGATGGCCTTGGACCAGTCGCCGGCGATCAGCTCCGCCTCGCTGGAGTCCCAGGAGCCGTTGATGACCTCGGACAGCGGGTAGCCGTACAGGTTCCCGCCGCCGCCGTTTTGCAGGTCCGGCTGGTAGATCGGCACACCCTCCTGTGACCGCAGTCCGACGAGCTTCCACTTCAGGCCCGGCCGGGATGCGAACCCGTTGATCGCGAATCCGTCCTGGGCGATGGCCTCCCCCAGTAGGGACACGTCGACGCCGAAGTCGTCGCCGGTGCCTCCCGCCACGGTGTTGCCCGCGGCCGTCGCCGCCGTGTAGATGTCAGACGGCCACGAGGTCGGCTTGTCGGTGCCGAACAGGCACGCGCCGTCGATCTTCGCGCCGAACGCCTCCACGATGCGGGGGCGGACCTCGTTCCAGATCGGCACCTGCGCGTCGTCGAGGTACGCGTCGGGGATCGGCACGATCACCGCGAGTTCCTCGGCGACGAGGTTGACGTTCTTCCAGTCCACAGCGCTGGTCTGCTTCAGGCCGATGTCGCTGTCAGCGCCTCCCACCCAGTAGGCCATCGGGAGGACGTCCAGGACCGGCTGCCGCTGGGACTTGGCGCTCATCTGCACGCGGCCCGCGCGCTGGAGCATGAACGAGCTGGTCGGCATCTCCTCCAGGATCTGCGCCGACACGGGAGTCGGGACGAGCGGATCGTTGCTGGCATCCCGTGAGATGCGAGCGTCGTATTCAGCCACGAATCTTCCTTTCTTTTACCCACAAAGAACATCAATGGCCGTGGAATACGTTCCGAACCATGCGATCTTCTTAGCAGGAGAGCGCGGCATTTGGATTTCGACTTTCTTCACTGCGCGACGCTTCACGTTCTCAGATTTAAATCTAGACGCTTTGAATCGTCGCCGAGCCAGAGACGTTCAGTTCGACTTGCGCATTGAAGTTCGATATATCGGGC